TATATGGCATACCTCATAGAGTCCATTAAGTGATCTCGAAACTTCACAGGTTCATCAAGTGTATTACCATCCGTATCGGTCTTCCACTTGTAGTTTTTAATCTCATCAAGCAAATCTAAGGACTCTGACTTGATATGCAAAGGAAATGATTTTACCTTGTTGATTCCTGCATAAACATCTTTAACAGCACTTTTCAAGTTAAATCCTGCCTTATTCACTTCCGATATGGTTTTAGGTTCAGCAGGGTCGGCATATATCTCAGAGTTCCTATCAAGCCCTAAAGAACGCATCCTGTCGATTAGTAAAGACGTCGACATTTTGGTATCGTAGATTAATTGGTCCACAAATAACTCGCCATCAAAGTTCTTAACCCTAACAAGGGCTGTTTGGTTGTTAAAGCCAAAGTCAAGTCCATAAAACACATCTCCGCCATCAGGAAAGTTCCTTCTACGCTTCCAATGCGTATAAATGGTCGCTTGGGATATTGCCCTCTCTCCTAAGCCATAAACTCTCCAATATTCATGGTCGGCTGTTTTAAGCCTCTCAATCTCATCTACGATTGATTTTTCAAGAAATGGGTTGTCTAGGTAGGTAGTGATGGTAAAGTCGGCATCTTCTCTAGGAACGACCTTATCATAAATCCAAGAGTAGTAATCCGAAGGGTTATAGTCAATTACAATCTTTTCTGTGGTTCTTAACGCTAACTGCATCCAAGATTCATAGTTTACCTCATTCGCCTCGTTTATAAACAAGTAGTTTCTTTTACGACCTCTTATTTTTTGTGGCTGATCGGTAGAGACGAACTCTACGACATTGCCTCCTAAGAAGTAAAGATTTTCTGATTTGTTGTGCTTTTCTTCTGAGTATAATCCATATTTCGATAGTATTTCGATAAAGTCTCTCATCACTGAGCCTTTTATGGATGGCAACGAGGATCTGCAAATGGTTAGGGTTTTTCCCTTCTCTTGTAATAATTTCACGATAAACCAAGTCAATACATTGTAAGTTTTGCCAGACCTTGTTCCGCCTTGCATAACTGATATTTTTTTTTGGCTGTTTTGCAGGATTTCGAAGACGATGTTTGTGGTTACATTCATAAGACATAGGAAAAAAAATTAAAAAATTGGTTGCGTGTTTTCCATTAGAAAACTTTTGGTTTTATACAAGGGTAGACCCCTTTGCTATTTTAAGCCCCATTTAAGCCTTTCAATTCCAAAATGGATACATAGTACTACACATAGGGTTAAAAGCCTTAGAATCGCCTTAAAATGCGAAATAGAGGCATTGTAGCTATTCCTCATACTCACCATCTTCATTAATATCCAATAATTCACCCGAATCATGGTTGTAAAGTGGAATTTCATCACTTTGTCCTGCCTTGTAAGCAGGTACGACCATTCCTGGCTCTGTTTGCGTATCAAAGTTAACTATGTCACCTTGAGGCAACGCTTTGTGCTCATCTCCGTCTACTTGTTTCATAATATCTCCAATTTGATTCGGTTTAACTACGTTGACTGTAATCTGCTTAACCACATCTCCTTCATGAGCAACCTCAGTCTTCTCGATATACCCTCTTCTTTTGCCTCTAGTCTTCAGTAAGAACATAGTCGCTAAGGTATCCCCCCTAGCAATCCTCTCCATCAGCTTTTGTTCGCCAAAGTCAAGCATTATCTCCTCAGGCTCGATTTCAGCTAATCTCTTAGCAAACTCAGGATCATCCTTCAACCAAGTCTTATACTGCGTCCTACCGACTCCTGAAGCCTCACAAGATATGGTGATATTGCCAAAGTTCTCCTTATAGGCTATAATAAAAGCCTCTTTAGCTATTTCTTTGAATTGTGCGTTCATATTATCAGTTTTTTAATTCGTCGTAAATTTCATACAATAAAGCAAAGCATAAAATAATTATACCCATCATTCCTGCTGCCCATAAAAAAGACTGTATCATATTATCGGTTTTTTGTTGGTGTGCGTATTGAAATAATGCTAGTGACTTTCTTCTCCAGGTTATCATAACCTAACCACTTGCCACAATTAGTGCATTCAAACTGTGTAGTCTTGATTTGACTAAACCAAACGTATCCATCAGTCTTAGTACCACATTTACAAGTGTACTCTCGTTTGCCGTAAGTATCTTTCATCTCAAATGTTTAAAAATGTTAAAATCATTGTTTTATATCAGAATTTTGGGGGGCACAAGGGGTGCATACCTTCCTTTACGCTAAAAAACAGGGTAGGGGGTAGGGTAGGGGAGGGCTTTGCTGTTGTAACATTGATATTCTCATTGTCACTTAACATAATATATATTATATGCTGTTTGCTCTCTCCTATTCGGTTGGTCATTTGTGGCTGTTTAGGTTGCTAAGTTAGTAAGTATTATTTAATGATTGGATAGGCACTCAAAGGCGAAAAGTAAAAATGCCTAGCATTATTGTATTAATATATAAACCACTAATTAAATTATAAAGTACTTAAGTAACTAATTACTTACTATATTAATATAGTATTAAATTAGTAATTAAACAATTTATACTAGTATACTAGTAATTTAATACCTTACCAGGTTAACCAGGACAAAATAAATTTTAAATTATTTAAACATTTTTACATTTTGTATTGATAAGATCCTTATCTTTAGATCCTAAACAAAACAAAACATATGCAAAATTTAGACAATTTTCTACAGCTTTATTCTTTAGCTTTAGTTACCTTAATCTTAGGTAATGTAGCTAGATTGGTATCTGATTATCTAATCACTAAAATAAAATAAATATGATAAACTTTATCGATCTAGCGATCTACTTAATCATTGGGACGCTACTAATTACCTTAATCAAAACAATATTTCAAGAACTACAAAACAAATAACAATGTCAACTACATTACAAAACAAAACAAACGTTAACAGCTATAAAGCTGTTAAGAACTTACTAAGTAAAGGGATCACTAACACAAAGACAGCGAAAAACGATCTTGAGACTTACATACTTTATATGGCTCCCGCAAATCAGGTGACAGGCTTAAATCTTTGTCCTTTCGCGTCTACGGGTTGCAAAGCGTCCTGTCTATATAGTGCGGGACGTGGTAGATTTTCAAACGTTCAAGAGTCTAGAATAAATAAATCTAAGTTTTGGGGATATGATCGCTCAAACTTTTATATTCAATTGGCAAATGAACTTTTGAATATACACGATAAAGCAGTAAAGCAAAATAAACAAATAGCGATCCGATTAAACGGGACTAGTGATATCGATCACTTAGATTTGTTGCGTAGATATTCGGGTATTGATTTTCTAGAAACCTTTTACGATAATTTGTTATTTTATGACTATACTAAGAATTTCAACCACATTAAAAAATATTTAGGCTCTACCTACAAATTAACCTTTTCAAGATCTGAAACAAACGAAAATGATGCATATTTAACTCTGAAAAATGGCGGGAACGTCGCAATAGTATTTGCGGATCAATTGCCTGAAACGTGGAACGGGTTCCCTGTTATAAACGGGGACGAAACGGATCTAAGGTATTTCGATCCTAAAAATGTGGTGATTGGTTTAAAGGCAAAAGGTGACGCAAAAAAGGATAAATCAGGTTTTGTAGTTAGATAGTAGATAAATAAGGGAACCCTAAAAAGTTCCCTTTATCCTTTGCCTAATTGGTAGGTTTATGCGTTCGATCCGCACAAAGGAACAAATCAAAACAAAACAAAAATGAATATCAGAGATTTAAAGGTAATTATCTTGAAATTAGAGCAAGAGAATAACCCAAAGGAGGCAAACCTGTTGCAATTTTACAAAGATCTTTATACTGAAACGCTCGAAAAAATAGCGGACAAAGTAGCAAAGGAACTTGAGGAACAAAGTAGAAAAAGTTGGTTTGAACATTTAGCTAGATAAAAGGCTATTTAAAGCCAAAATAAGACTATTAAATTTAAATTTAATCATATGATAAGCCAATAAAAAAATATAGCCATTATAAGCCTAGAAACGGGCTTTAAATTGATATTTATATCGGTATTGGTATCGGTATGCAATTTCCAGGACAATTGCCCTTACAATTGTTTTATAGTTGCGTATGCCAAAAATCTAGCAAAAAACCCCAAAAAACCCTTGGCAAAAATCTTTGACAAAAACCCTACAAAAACCCTACAAAAATTTGGTGGGACAAAAACTTTTATATATTTTTAAACATTCAAACTAAAACAAAACAATGAAAAAAACCTCGATCACTTGGTCACTTATAAACCAAGTAAAAAACCCCAAAACAAACGAAACCATATATACTTATATGGATACAGATGGTAGGATCTTTAAAATGGAGCCACACTCCAAAAAACCTTTTACATATTATACTGAAGCATCTGAATCAGTTAGTAATAAGGAGCAATCAAAAATCTTGGATACATATATTGAAAATGGTATGAATCAAGATCAATTTATTGGAGGATTTCAAGAAGCAATATCAAAAATCACAATTTAAAACTACGAATATGTTAAAGCAAATCTATCTAGAACTTATCAGAAGTGGGATAAATCCACTAGGATACGATCAACCCGATTATTTTGACGAGGTTGACGCATCTATTACATTGCCAAAAAATCACCACATTCAAATCGGTGAATCTTATTTGATACTATGGCAGTCAGTAGAAAAAGGTGAAAAAATGATCAAAGAAGTAGAACTTGATCAAATTGACAATAGCAAAGCAGTTGCTAAATTTATAAACATAGTTAAAACACAATTAAACTAAACAAAATGAAAAAAGTAGTAATCAGCACAAGAGCGGTATACCATAAGTATGCTGAAGTAACAATCGAAATACCTTCAAATATCCCAAATGAGGATATAAATGAATGGATAGCCAACAATGACAATTTTAGCGAAGAACTTGATCAAAAACTTTCAGAAGCAGAATTTGAGTTTGGATTTGGTCTTGATGGTAATATGAATGAAATCGACCAAGATAACGAAACAAGATTTGACGTCTATAATTCTAAAGGAGAAATCACTTGGGGAGGACATTGTTAAACATATAAAAAAAACTTATGATAAATAAATTTGACGTAATGGCTGAAAAGATAGCCAATGTCTACAAAGAACAACAGTTACAAGAGATAACAGATATATCTATTCAGATATTAGATTTTTTAGTTCAAAATGATTTTGTTCACGATTGTTTTGATACAGATGATCAAACAGAATTCTTTGTACAAGATAAGATAACTGAAATTCTAACTAAAAATCTTATAAAATAATGGCAAAGATCCTAGTGGCTTGTGAAGAAAGCCAATCAATTACTAAAGAGCTTCGTGATTTAGGTCACGAGGCTTTTTCTTGCGACATTCTACCTTGTAGTGGTGGTCATCCTGAATGGCATATACAGGCGGATGTTTTTACGATCGTTAATCAAGGATGGGATCTTATGATTGCACATCCACCTTGTACGTTCTTATCAGTAAGTGGTGCTAGGCATCTTTACAATAAGGATGGATCTAAAAATCTTGAACGATGGGAAAACCAAAAAATCGCTTTAGATTTTGTACAAAAGCTTATGGATTGTCCGATCCCACGAATAGCAATTGAGAACCCTGTATCGGTTATATCAACAAAAATCCGTAAACCCGATCAAATCATTCAGCCATATATGTTTGGTGATGAGGCAACTAAGACAACCTGTTTATGGCTCAAAAACCTTCCAAAGCTTGAACCCACCAAAATGGTTGGTAAAGGAGAAAGAACTGTTTTTAAGAGTGGAAAATCTCATCCTAAATGGTATGCGGATGCTTTAGCCAATGCAAAAACTTCTGCCGAACGTAGAACCCTAAGATCAAAAACCTTCCAGGGCATCGCCAGGGCTATGGCAGATCAATGGACTAAAAATCTTTTATGATTTTCTTAACAAATATTAACAAAAAACTTTTAAATATTTACAAAAACTTCCTAATTTTACATTCTACAACCAAAACAAAAAACCATGCACGAATTAATCACACTCAACTCAAAGATGAAGTGCGGTATTACTGGCACAATCATTGACAAAGGCGAACAAGCCTATTACAATCATCAGACAAAAACCTGCATTCATCCATTGGAATATGAAAGGAATATGAGCCAGGTTAAGATTGGTGACGCAAAAACCTATTTTACAAGATTATCTAAATTAAACAACAAAAAACCATAAACTATGACACAAACAGCAATGCAAGAACTTATTGAAGACCTAACTAGATGGCAAACATTAGAAATATCTGATATAGGTAAAAACATGATCAATATAGTCAAGGCACATGCAGAAAAAAGCCTATTAAAAGAAAGGCTACAAATTGAATCTGCTTATAACAATGCAAAAGTCTATCCAAGTCTAGATTGTGATGGCTCTAAATACTATTTTATGACTTACATAACAAATGACTAATTATGACACCAATGCAAGAACTATTAGAGTATATTAAAAGTGCTCACACATTTACATTCCTTCCAGAACAACTAGCTAAAACTATTGAGGACAAGTATTTGCCTATGGAAAAGTCTATAATTAGACAAGCCTTTGATGATGGCGAAATCAACGTTTGGAATGGCAAAAGAGATGAATCTTTTGAATACGAAGGAGGTATTGACTATTTTGATAAAACATACAAAAAACCCTTATAATGGCATACTCAACTTGCTGTGGAGCACATACCACTTTCCCTGAAATGGGAATATGTCCTGATTGCTTAGAGCATTGCGATTGGGAAGATGAAGAAGAAGAAGAAGAAACCAATAATTAAACAAT